CCTCTTACAGTAAAGACACTGGAGTTTTAGAAGTAACAGTTTTCTACTCTTTGCCTGATGACACTACTACAGAAACCAAAATAGGTACTGTATTAATTAACGGAACCCAACCACCTAAGGAAATTTAATGGCTATTCAAAAAATAACTTCGTCTATTGATTATACAAGTAGAGATTTTTTTGCTTTAAGAGAAGACTTAATTACTCGAATCCAAACTCGTGTAAACGCTAATGGTAAAACTTGGTCTGCAACTGACCCTGCAGACTTTGGGGTGGCTATCGTTGAGGCGTTTGCTCATATCGGTGACTTAAATAACTACTACATTGATAGAGTCGCTAACGAAGCGTATCTAAGTACGGCTACGCAAAGGCAAAGCCTTCTAAATATTGCCTCAATGTATGGGTATCAAGTTTCAGGGTATCGCCAAGCGTTAGTTGATGTTACTTTAACCAACTCGACGGGGGTTGACGTTGTTGTGCCTGAGGGTACTTTGGTTTCAGCAAGTATCACTATAACTAACAATGGCTCGGCTACTACATACCAAGAGTATTACACGGTAAACTCTGATGTCACAATTGGTCCTAACGCTTCTGCTTTAGGTGAACTGGTGCACGGAAAAAATGTTACTGCTGACGCAGTTAATGCTGCTAATGGTGATGACATCTATGACATTCCAGGAGAGAGACTAGCGTACTCTACAGGTCTACCTAACCAATCATACATTTTAACCAGTAATCAGGTAGTTGACGGTAGTGTAGAGGTTTTTGTCAGAAATGGGGACTCATTTGTTCAGTGGACACAGGTGGACAATCTATCTGAGTATGGTCCTCAAGACTTTGTTTACTCGCTCTCTTACAGTGGCACTGACTATGTGTCTGTAAATTTTGGTAATGGAGTTTCAGGTGCTATACCTGTGTATGGCGATGACATTAAGGCTCAATACTTTGTTGGTGGTGGACTTATCGGAAACGTTGATAGCGGTACTAACTTTAGAGTTATTAGTGTCCCTGTTTCGAGCGGTGTTCTACTTGCCAGTATTGTTAACGTCACTATTTCTAACGACGCTGCTGGTTATGGTGGGGAAAACCCTGAGTCTAACGATAGTATCCGTGCTAATGCACCATCCGCTCTGCGAGTGTCTCAGCGTGCTGTAAGCCTGAATGACTTTAAAAACTTTGCTTTAACAATGTCTGGGGTTGGTAAGGCGGCGGCGTATGCCTCATCCCCAACTTCTGTGGTGTTATACATTGGTGAGAGTACTACAGACACTTCTCCTGACTATTACCCAGGATTTAATGCCTCCAACACAGCGGTAACTTCAAAATGGTCTGACTTAAAAAGTTCTGTTGAAACTGATTTTTCTAATAAAACGCAAATTGGGACTACACTAACAATACTTCCTCCTACATACGTCTCTGCAGATGTGGTAGTAGAGTACGTGGCTGAAACAGGGTATTCTGATGCTCAAATTATTACTGCAATCAATTCTGAAGTAGTTTATGGTTACGGGTACAACTACCTTGACTTTAACCAAAACATTCGCCCTGAAAAATTAGAGCAAAGTCTTAGTGCTATTAACGGCGTTGATTCAGTAAGAATAGTGAAGTTGTTCAGGACTGGTGGGTCTTCTGCAAGAACTACTCTTATCCCAGCACAAGGCGAATACTTTGTGTTCAAAGATGCTAACACAAAGATTTACCCAATGGCGAGCCTAAGCAACCTTGTGGTTACTATCGCTAACGGAACAATGCCGTCATTCAATGCTTTGACTAAAACTTATGCGTTTACTAGCACAAGCAGTACTATGACATTTACCCCAACCTCCGTGAATACTGTAGCAACTTTGACTTACACCTTCACTAACGGCTCAGGCACAGTTACTGGACCTACCTCTATTACTAGTGGCGTTGCTTCAGGTTCATTGACTCTAACTACTGGGCTTAACACTATTGCTGTAACTGTAACTTCATCTGATGGTCTCAACACAAACATTTACTACATCAAGGTCACTAAGTAATGATTAAAGATGAATCTGGTAATCGCCGATTTATTGGTGTTTACCGTGGGGTAGTTGTAGACAACAACGACCCATTAGGTAAAAGCCGTTTAAGGTTACAAATACCTCAGGTGTTACTGGAAGAAGAAACTGGTTGGGCTTGGGGTGTTTTCCCAAACATTGCCGTTACTCTTCCAGAAATTGGTGATGGTGTTTTTGTGAGTTTTGAAGGTGGAGACCCATCATTTCCAATTTGGTTGGGGTCGTTTACCCCCGCACCAGTCGTAGTGCCAACTCAAACACGATGGTCTCCTATATTTCAAGCAACTGGGCTTACTTTTACAGGTACTGGAGCAACCTACCCCACCTATAACAGTTACTATGTGAGATACGGGCAGTTAGTCACATTCAATATATCGATTAACTTGACTACAGTAACTAACTTTGGAACAGGCCAGTTTAAAGTAGACCTACCATTTGCACCCATTCCTAGTGCAGCAAATCACTTCTCTGCGTGGTCATGGGTAGACCCATCACAGCCAGCAGAAGAGTTAAATGGGCATAAACAGTTAATTGCTGACCACATTCCTGGTTCACAGACTATGGACTTTCACTGGCTTAAAGAAACAACCGCATCACCAAAGCCGCTTATTGAAAGCATATTAGTTCAAGGAACTCCAGTAACATTTACCACAGCCAGCAAAATGTACGTAAATGGTACGTACATCTGCGTGGCATAAGCCCTGTAAAACCTGCCTAAATAAGGCAAACTAGAAGAAAGATTTAGGAGTCAATATGGCAGCCAGTTATCCAGCCGCAGCAAAATACTTTACCAATAAAGTAGACAATACAGATACCGTTATAGCCTCAGACGTCAACTTGGCATACGATGAAATCACTGCGATAGAAACCACTTTAGGAACAACCCCTGCGGTTTCTAGCACCTGGTCAGGTACTTTTGACTCTACTTCAGCAGCGAACTGGACAACCGTTACAGGTCGTCTAGAGAACATTGAATACGGATTAAAGGTTGCTTACGACCAGCGTGTAAAAACTAACGGCGGGTCTACAATCGCTTCTACAAGCACTACCGTAGGTTTAACTATTTCAACTAGCGGCACAGGAAACCTTTTTGCTGCTGGTAATACTGTCATCAATTCCAGTGGAAACATTGTGGCAATTGATGGCGGAACTGCTTAGGAGAACCCAAATTGGGTATTTACAATACATTTGATTGGGGTGATGGCACACTATATGGTGATGCCTCTAAAGTTGCGTTTTCTGCCGCACCTTTAACTGCCACTGCTCTTGGCTCTACAACGTATCTTGAATCAACTGTCATTGATGTAGTAGATGGAACTCCAGTTATAGGTAATCGAGAAGTAATTAGACCTAAAGTTGGGCTGCATTGGACAACCCCAACAGGAAGTTATTTTGGATTTCGTTTAGTAAGAAATCAAGATGGTTTTTCTGAGCATGAAGAAGATGGCCAGATTATTAAAGAGTACTTTTCTGTTACAGCCACCTCAGTTGAGAATAACGCAGAAGATGAGTTTAACGCTGTTCCTTTGGTGGAAGGCCGTTATGCCTACTACACAATTTGGCTGTTATTAGCAGACTTTACTTGGGTTATTGGTGCATATACTTACTGCCTAGTCCCAAAAGAGCACTCCATTAAAACTCCAGAAGGTAACCTTTACAAAACCTCTGAAAGAAAATTTATTGAGTCTCTACCTAAGGTGTACACTACTCAGATGCAAAGTTACCTTGATGAGGTTAGTGACTCTTCTGATTTAAGAACTTTTATGGCTGGATTTTCCTACACTCTAGATGAGATTTTAACTTTTGCAGACTTACTAATCCCAGATTATTCTGGAAATACTACTAACCCAAACATGGTTGATTTACAGGCTCACCAAATGGGGCTACCTAAAGAACCTACGCTGAGTATTCAAAGAAAAAAGGCTCTAGTTAGAAACGCTTTTTCTATCAATAAGTATCGTGGCGGTATTCAGTCAATTCAACTACTAGTAAAGAGCCTTAGTGGATTTGCTACAAACACTTATTTATCTCCTAACTTGTTGCTAAGTATTCAAGATAGTTCGTTCTATAAAGGCGTAGGTAACTGGAAGATAGCGGCTAATGGTGTTTTGACGTCAAACCTCACTACTGGCTCTACAGACTTACCTGTTCAAACAGAAGTAAATTCTGTAGATAGAAGTTATACAGGAAAAGTTATTACTTCGGCATCTAGCGTAGTTATGTCTTTGGGTACCGCAGACCCAAGACTAACTGGTGTTCCTGTAAAACCTGGAACTGAGTATCAGTTGTCTTATTATGTAAAAGGTTCAACTAATAACGTTACCCCGTACATTAAATGGTATGACCAAAATGGTGTCATTATTGGCTCTGCTGTTGCAGGTACAGCGTCATCAGCAGGAACCACTTGGAGCAAAAAAACTTTAGTGGCTACCTCACCAAGCACAGCGTATTTTGCTGCAATTGAAGTTTCGTTTGCTACCGCCTCTACTTATTACATTGACTTTATTCAACTTGCTGGAACTTCAGACGCCAGATATGGCTCATACTATGAGGCAAGAGGAATAGACATTCGTTTGTTTCCGACTAAGGTTAATTACATTAAGAATCCTTCGATGTCTAGTGCCACTAGTTGGACTTTGACTGGGGCTACAGGCGTATACACTAACGACAGCACTCTTCCTGGCATTAAATTAGATGGCACTAAAATGTCTACTATCACAACAACTTCGCCAACCGCTTTTTCTCTTGTATCAAGTACTGACACAATAATTAAGCCTGGCAAGTTCTACACTTTCTCTATTTATGCCAATAAAGCGTCTGGAACACAGTCCGTAGACATTAAACTAGAGGCCATTGATGATAACGGAAATGTGCTCACATCATTAACTGGAGAAGTTTCAAGTAGAACTTTAACTAGCCAAACGCTAACTACTGATTGGCAACGATTCTCTGTACCTGTGTTTGTTTACGACTCTTCTGACGTAATCTACTTAAAAGCAACTGTTTCAGGCACAGGGACTGGTTCTGTAATCAACTTTGACGCCGCCCAAATTGAAGAGGGTTACGGTTCAAGTGACTACTTTGAAGGCTCATACACTAGCCGTGGAGCCTACTGGACTGGTACAGCAAACAACTCTATCTCAGTTATGTACCGCAATAAGACGCCAAAGATTAACCGCATGGTGTTTGAAGTACCTAACTATTTACCTATGAATACGGCTTACACAATAACTTCTGGCTTTAATGACGTAGTAGTGTTGGAAACTTCGGGGTTCTCGTCGTAAGATGTCCTTATGGACATTTTTATTTCAGTACTTATTGCAGGTTTTGCCGCTGGTTACATCGTTGAGTTTTTAGGCTCACTCTTGGGACGTTGGGTCCCTTCCCTTTTAATTAAGCAAGTTCTTAGTCTCCCCCTAAGTTTTGGGGCTTTGTGGATACTCGACATTAACGACCCGAAGATTTTTGTGTATACTGCTGCTTCTGGCTTTGTTTCGTTGGTTATTATTGCCTTCGTGTCTAAACCTGTTGAGGTTAAACAAGTCGTTACTAGGAGGTAGTGTGTCGGATTTGGAGTTGTTGGAGTTACAGCCAGCACAGTTAAAGGTCTTTTTGGCGATGCGTCATTTGGAGTCTCGGTGGGGTGAGGTTCGTGCGACTATGGAGATGTTGGGTGAGTTGACTGGGTATTCTCGGTCTAGTGTTCATCGTGCTGTTGAGTCGCTTGTTGAACTTGGGTGGGTTTCGGTTAAGCGTATGAAACGTAATTATGGGTTGTGGGATGAGAACCGTTATACCTTGTTACGATGTGGCATACGTGAAACATCTAAGGCTAAAATTACGGTCAGTGAGACGGATACTGGACGTGTCATCGGCGACACAACAACAGGTGTCTCTATTACTACTAAGTCTACTAAGTCTACTAAATCTACTAGTAAGTTAAATAAATCCCTTCAGGAGGGTTCTGTGGTTAATAATTGGAAAGATGATGATGACTTGGGTGGATTTGGTTTACTTGAGGGTGAAACACCTAGCGGTGCTTCTCCTGCGGAGAAGAAAAAGATTCACCGTGCTGAGAAGGCTATTGAGAAGTGGTCTGCTTCTGATGTGGCTTCGGAGTTTGCGGTTCGGGTTTACGCTAAGGTCAGGGGTATTCCTGGGCTGGTGAACACGAAGCGTTTGTCTATTGCGTTGGCTCAGAACCGTAAGAAGTTTGGTGTTACCTCGGTGCAAGAGATGGCTGCGTTAGAGAAGTTCTTCAGTGATGAACGCAACATGGCTACTATCCGTAAGTTCCCTAAGAACTCGCATGGTGTTTTCTTGAACGCTATAACCAAGTTTCTTGCTGAAAATGTTTCTGTTGAGACTGCTGTTGCGGTTGAAGAGGAAACCGTGTACGTTTATGCTTCTGACGGTAAAAAGTTTGATAACTCAATGCCAGGTCGTGCTTCGTTAGCACGCTATGAAGAAAAAATGAAGGGCTAAACATGACATACAACATCGGCGAGATTGACTCGTTGAAACGTAACTGGATTTTCAATAAGTCTAATATTCCTCGTCGCTTTATGGGCTTGGAGCCAGCAGACATTATTGCTCGCACAGGCAAGTTTCCTGAGATTATCGAGGAGTGGCTTGAGTTGGCTTTTGAAGGTAAAGTCATCAAGAATGTTGGCGGTCTAGGAACTACTGGCGTTGGTCTACTGTTTGATGGTGGTCCTGGGTTGGGTAAGACTACTCACGCTGTGACTACGTTGATGGAGTTTGTTCGTCGTATGCCCGAAGAAAGCATGGCTCGCATTTTGGGTATCCCTGCTGGACTATCTCCAGTAGACATGAAACCGATTTACTACATGACTTTTCCAGAGTTCCTATCTCGCAAGAAGGCTTTGATTGACGCAGACTCTGATAGCCGTGCTGACCTGTATCGTGAGATGGAAGGCTTCCACGGTCGTGCTAAGGAAGATTGGCTAAACGTCCGTGTACTAGTCCTAGACGACCTAGGCAAAGAGTATGGCTCTAAGTATGACGACACCTCATTTGATGAGATTTTAAGGTCTCGTTACGACAAAGCATTGCCTACAATTATTACAACGAATGTTAGCCGTGATAAGTGGTCTGCCCAGTACGGAGAGGCTATGGGGTCTTTTGCTCATGAGGCGTTCCATCGTGTTGCCATTATTGGCAAGGATTTACGTCAGGGATGAGGAAGAGACTTATGGAAATTGAGTGGCGTACCGTTCAATTCTTTTTAGATGAAGAAGAGTTTATTATTGCCGAAGTCGCTGTTGACGCAATGAACTCCAAGAAAACTCGATGCTCTTGTTCTAGGTTTCAAAAGAACGCAAGGTGTAAACACGCTAAGTTTGTTCAAGAAAAAATCACCGATTCTGGTGGTGTGTTCAACTTAAGGATTCCCGCAGGTGTTGATGATGAGGCCGCTATGGACGCTTTGTATGATACTGATTTGTTTCGTGAACTTGTTTTAAAATACGGCAAAATTGAGATTCTATGATTCGTGGAGACATTTCAAATGACACACCGCCACGTATCATTGTCATCATTGACGTTGTAGCGGAAACAGACAGTAAAGAAGTTCGCACAGGTTTTATG